CTCCCAACGGCCACATTGTTTATACCAGTAGTGTTGTTTAGTAACGCTGCATAACCAACAGCCACATTATCGACACCCACGGTATTGTAGTAAAGTGCAGTATTTCCAATAGCTATGTTTGACGAGCCGGTAGTGTTCCGATCTAAAGCAGCAGATCCTATAGCAACATTGTAGTTGCCAGATGTATTTAAACGTAGTGCGCTAGAGCCCACAGCAATATTGCTATCTCCGCGTGTGTTGGTAGTTAATGCCGAAGACCCAACGGCCACGTTTGCAGTTCCAATAGTATTTGAATTGAGTGCTATATAACCAACCGCTGTATTACTACTACCTGTCGTATTAGACGCTAAAGCGCTATTGCCAACTGCTGTGCTTGTGTTGGGAAAAGACCCACTGCCCGCCCCTTTACCGACTGTCAAACCTTGCAAGCTAGAACTACCCGTCACTGTAAGAGTGGAGGAAGCTGTTATGGTTGTAAACGCTCCGGTTGTAGGAGTGGTTGCACCCACAGTGCCATTGATATTAAAGCTGGCTGCAGTTCCGGTAATGTTTGTTCCCACCATTGAAGCTGGGGTATTTAGGATCGCACCATTACCTAACGTAGCTACACCGGTAACACCTAATGTTCCGGACAACGTAGCACTTGCGCCAGCCAATGTGCCCGTGATAGTGGGGGAGGCTGAAAGAACCAGATTACCACTACCTGTGGAAGTGGTTGTGCCCGTGCCACCGCTGGTAACTGGCAAAGCAGCGCCTAGCGTTAAAGAACTGAAATGTGAGGCCGCATCGACAACGTTTGTGCCGTTGTTGAAAACCAACGTAGCTTTACCAGCTGGAACAGTGATGCCTGTGCCGGTCGTATTCTTAACGGTTTTTGCGCCTGTCCCCGTGTTGTTAATCAGGTAAAACTTTTCAATCTGGCAACCTGAACCCAAGATTAAACTGCGTACAGAACCAATTCCGGTAGAGCTTTCAGTAATATTTAAACGCAAGTTTCTAGCAGCTTGCGTAGTAATGACGTCAGTAAGTGTGATTGTGACATCCGCATCTGTAGAAAAGTCTACCGTGGCGGAGCCTGTAATGGCCTCCCCCAGAACCGCGTCACCTAAGTTAGTGTTGGTGAGCGATCCCCAAGTGCCTGAATTTGCACCAGTTTCAAGCAATTCTACTTTTAGCGCAGACCATTGTGATGCCATTCTATACTCCCAATTTGTTTAAACACTTATGCCGTATTTACGGAATAACCGGGTTTTAGCCCAGCCCTTTAATACGAACTGCGGATCAGCGCTGTTGTTGACGTATTGGCAGGCATTGTGATCGTAAAGTTGGATGACGTTTTGTCGCTTCCAAAATCTAACACTGCAATAGAGGGCTTGCCTACCACTGAGTCGTTATAGATCAATGCGCACCGTGCCGTTATTGTGCCAGTCCACGCGACGTTTGGGAAGCCCACATACGCTGTTGCATCAGATGTAGATGACGAAACACTCACCGGCGTTAGGATCGCTCCACCCGGTGAGTACGGTGCTGCGCCCGACGTTGCTGATACTTCGTTTGAACTTGAATACGCTGTGGTATCCGCATTCAGGTCGGCGTTCGCCGTGTACAAGGCAATCTTGATAACGTCGGTGGTAAGCGCATGTATACCTTGGTACAACTCCGCTTTGAAACTTGTGGTTTGGGTCTGGACAATGCTCATTGCGGTGTGACCCTTGATTCAAAGCGGTAAGTGTCGGTTTGCTGTTTGCCATCGCCCAAGTTCTTCAAGAGTGCCAATGCTTCCATGTACTTTTGATTGTACAGCGCGGTCATATCAGCTTCACCCTTCATGTAGGTGTTAGCTTCAACCAGTGTCCCATACAACAGCACAGAGCTAAAGTTAGTACCAAGCCATGTAGTAGTCGCAGTAACAATTGACTCAGGCATGATGAAATAACTAAGGTCTGTTACAAATGCAGCGCTGGGTGTAGGCCCAAGAATAAACTGCAACGTAGTTACAGGTGATGACGGGCCGTTGATTGCGTAATACTTTGGAACCCCTGTTGTGGCTGGATTAGGGTATGCCTCTTGCATGAACGCAGGGTCTTTGTTAAGCAAGTAGATAAAATTCCCACTGGCGTCAACCACAGCAAACGAATACACAGCCAGAAAGTCTGTGGGCGCATTAAACGTATTAACGCTTGCCGTTAAAGCTGTGGTCGATGTCTTACGTAAATTGGGTAGCGACACTGAGTTATAGATGCGCTGCTCCGCCTGCTGAATCATGGTGTTCATGTCAGTAGTGTCGAAGGTGTTCTGCGTGTAATCAGATACCGCAGTCACCAATTGGGAGTAAGTCAGCGCACCTAGTGTTGCCATATAAACCTCAAGCCATTGGGCCGCGAGCCGTTATACCTTTGGTAGCCGCACCATTACCCCGGGTAACGATGCCTGTCTCTTTCACAGACTCTCTGCCTTGTGAGTTGTTGTACATGCCAACACTCATGCGCGGCTGCATAGCTGCCAAACTTTCAAGGCCAGAATCTTTTCCGGGCATCGTGGTTGCTTTTACGGTCTTGCCACTCATAGTATGGGGCTTTGCGTAGGCAGAAGCGGGGAGATTGTTAACTTTGGGCATGATTAGCCTCCACGTTGATTGTTTACGCGTGCCATGTTGCGACCAACTTTCATCATCGCTTCGCCGGTCACACCAGAAGATTTTTTGCCGCCCTTGTCAGTGCCTTTTGTGGGGCCGCTATTGGGGAAGACTTTGACGTTTGTTTTGCCTTTTGAGGCAACGCCGTCAGCTGATTTTACGTACGCCATAATTAGCTCCTTAAGATATCGTTACTGTACCAACAATTGCTCTAGAAACCAAGTAGTTTGGTGTTAAAGCTGTATCAAAACTGCTGGCACCCCCAACTGGATTCCAGCCCCATTGAATGTCTCGACTGCCGCCTGTAGGGAGGCCCGTTGCATTTGGCCCTGCAGTCACATACGTTGTGTCCCTACGCGGGTTGCGTACAGCTTGTGGGTCATCCACCGGGTACATACCCAACTGCAACTGAGGCTGATCGGGATCCCAGCAACTATCGCATACCAACAAGTTGTACGTCTTGGTCTTAATGACCTCTTTGCGTAGAGCTGTTAATTTGAATCGGAAGCCACAGCGGTCGCACATGGCGATACTGTTCTTGCCAGAAGCAAACCTATTGCCCATTTCAAGTACCGCTTCCTATGTACATCTGGCGCGGTACAAAGCGCACTGAAGCCTTCTCACGATCTTCCGTAGAGGCCAAGTCCCACGCCTCGTCATACTGCTGTTTAAGAACTGGTAGGCGCTCGGCCCCATTGGGAACCTTCAAAGCCAAGTAGTACGCCAAACCTGCCACCATGCACGGTAAAAACCGGAACGGCACATCCATCGTATTTATGCCAGTACCAGCGTCATCAATACGCTTTAACCGCCAGTACACAAACGTGTAAACTTGCGAGTTGTCTGGAACAGGCCAGACGGTAATCGTGGGGATTTCCTGACGGCGCTCAATCCACACTTGAATAGGACGGGCTTGCTGCAACTTGTTTGGGATAGTGGCGTAAGTAGAAACACTTATACGCGTAATGGTCAAGTCCGCCTGTGTCGATGCACTCCCTGCGCCTGTACGGATGACGTGCTCCATCAAATCCACAGTGTCCGCCGGAAGGTTGTACGTGGCTGTACCGGGAACCAGAGCAATAGTCCCCTGTTCAAACGTCCACATGTTCAGGCCCCGATTAGCCCAATCAGCAAATAGAAGATTCAAACTTCGTCTTGCAGTACGCAAATCATAGCCCGTGCGCATCTCGGAACCAGCACGCTCAAACGCTTCCTCGACGATCTCCGTGAGGTCAAGATTAAATGCAGTGGTTCCAGAGGTAGCCATTATCTAAATCCTGCTGTTTTCTTTGCAATCGTTTTTGGTTGCGCTACGAATTGTTTTCCGGCTTTTTTGCCAGCACGTTTCGCACGCGTTGTCGCAGCGTACTCACTAGGGCTGAGACTTTTGATCGCAGCTTCTGGAAGGTATCGCTCACCTGTTTTACTAGACGGTTTTCCACTTTTGGTTCCCCACTTTTGGTCGCCCCAGTCTTTCAATGATTTCTGAGGCGCTTTCAATCTCGGTAACCCCCGCCTGCCGCCTTGTACTTCTTGGCAACAAGTTGCGCTTTACGCGCCGACCACTGACCTGCGCCAGTGCCGTGAGTTGCTGCGGCTTTTACTTGGGACACAATCTTCTTGCGAAGACTGGGCTTTGTGTAATTGCCCGCAGCATTAACTTTCCCACCCTCTTTATACTGGGTAAAGTCAGTATCGTCCCGCCGGGCTTTCTTGACGCCCTTGGGCATTTTAGAGGGGGAGATGTCCCCCATACCACGGCTGGCCATCATGATATTAGCAGGCTTTGCCGCCGGACTTCATGCCAACCATAGTACCTTTGGTCTTGCCTTTGGAAGCAACGCCGTCAGCACGACTAGAAGCAGAGCCGCCACTCTTTAAACCTGCGTGCGCTTTGGAAGCGGGTTTACCAGCATGCTTTGCCAGTGCTGCGGGCATACCGCCACCAGCCATTTTAGTTGCGCCTTTTTTCTTAGCCATCATTGCCATGAAGCCAGCATTCATTTTGGAAGCCATAGTATCACCACCTTTTGAAAATTTGCGGTTTTTATCCGCGTTAGAAAATTCTTTACCCACGGACTGTGGGACTCCTACTTTCTTAGCAAACGATGGGTTGTTAGCCACTGCCGCCATGAAATTGTGTTGTTTTTTACTCGTCGAAGGCATTACTTACCCCCTACGTACCAGTTAACAAGCTGAACTAAGCTTGCGCCTACAACGCTACTGGCCCCACCAACAAGCATCAAAACTTTCCAGCCACCTTTAGCCTCAGACAAAGTTTTGTCAATGGCCGTCAGCGTTACCTGCATAGCCTTCATGTTCTCCAACATCCTGTCCATATCATCTTGCAAATGCTTGATGTCAGACGCATGCGTGGCTAACTCTCTGGCTGTCTGAATAGCGTCGTCAGTCATACCATCCGCCCTTTTGTCTTGCCCTTGGTGGCGCAGCCATCAGCCGCAGTTACATAGCCCCCATCCTTACAGTTCCACGCCCTAAGTGATTTGTTTATGCGTGAGTCTGGGTCGTTGGCCGTCTTTGCGCTGGTCAGCTTCTTTTTCATCCCTTCCATCCTCGCACAGAAAGAGTCGCGCCGGGAGCCTCCTTCTGGCTGGGGCGGTTTCAAATTCATACCTTGCGCTTTGGCGGAGGCTCGCCCCTTGGCGTTCAAGCCGCCTTTGGGGTTCTTGCCTTCCTTGCGCGTCCATGCTGGTGATTTTGCCATAATATATGTAATGTATTATGTTTTTTAAAGATTAGCAATCTTGTGCGCCAGCGTACTGAGTGAAAGTCTTGAGCACGTCGTAAATCGCAGGGATCAGATCGCCTGACAGGTCTTCCATGTTGATGTAATGGGCCTGTTGTTGGATGCTGGGCCAACCTGCTCGGCGAGCTTCTTCCGTGGCGTGAATCTCGACCTGCACCTGAAGCTGGTCTTTTGTGCCAAAAAAGTTCGTGATCCTAGCGTAAGCCTGAGTTTCAGACTGACCGTTGGTGTTATTTACTGCTGTAATTTTAAGTGCCATGATGTTAGTTCCAAGGTAAAGGAGCAGGTTGGGGTGTAGGAATAGCGGCTTGAGCAATTAGGAAATCAACTTCGGTTTCCATGTTCGTTACACGCTCTGGGCCAAGGGCGGCTTGTGTCCACGCCAAAGCTTGTTCCTGTGTGATTTGGTCAAACGGCGTGAAGTCATCGGGGTTTGCAGGTAGCAAGTTGACCGAGTAGTTGACCTGTTGTCCGTCTTTGGCAATGGTGAAATTGCTCATCACAACGGTTTGCGGTTCAGGCGTGTTCATGACCTGAAGTGAATTGATTGTCCATACAAATGCCATGATTACTCCTGAGTGATGGCTTGCGCCTTGACTTGCTCAAATTGAGCGGCTTCTTGTTGCTGTTTGGCAATGTTGTTCATCACCAGAAAAGCACCTGTCTTAGACGGCATTTCGCCCAAAACGTCCATGATGAATTTTACTTCGTCGTCTGATAATTCAAGTTTCATATGTTCTCCTGTTAGAAAGTCATTTCGGTTGTGCGTACCTGACACACGGTTCGTATTGTAGTACTCGCTTGCCCTGTGAATGTTACTGCTAAACCGCCGTTTGTGGTATCTGCTGTAACTGCGATTGCCCAAGTCGATGCGCCTACGTCGCCGTAAGTAGAGGTAACCGTGCTTCCAACAAGGGTTGTAGCGGCGGCATTAGCACCACGCTTAATCACACCCTCAATAGTCCATCCTTTTGTGTTGCCACCGCCTGTTACACCTGCTACTACTTCTCCTGTAAAAAAATAGGCTGAGTTGTTGGGCAAAATTACTTGGTTGGTTGTGGATGCCGCACCTGTATCTGAACGCAATACAGTTGGAGTTGCATCTGTTGTTTGCCGAGCAAGAACAAGTAATGCGGTTTGACTTAATCCAGAACCAAATGCAATAGGTTGAGCGCAAGGTGAAAAAACAACATTTCCGTTAATACTTCTTGTCCATCCTAATTGCCCACCAACAACTGTTGCATAAGAACCAGTCGCAACATTATCAGAACCACCTGTAATAGTTGCGGCAGTTCCATTAGCATTATTGGTTTGACCACCAGATACTGTTGCTATCGTTCCGCCTGCTACATTATTCCAACCACCAGAAACAGTAGATAAAGTGCCACTTGCAATATTGCTAAATATGCTTCCTCCATCAGTACCCCCACCCGCAACAGTAGAGCCAATACCCGACGCTACATTCTTGCGTCCACCGCCAACGAAACTCCAATCACCAGAAGCAACATTTCTGTTACCAGCCGTTCCCGCATCACCACCACCGCCAATAAAGGAATATGAACCAGTAGCGGTGTTGTTTCCACCACCTACTACTACTCCGTGGGGGGTAAAGAAACTGAGTGTGCTAGTTGATGAGCCTGATGCTACTTTGGAAAGGGTAAGTGATGTACCAGAAATAGCGGCTACATAGGTGTCGTCACCAATAGATGTTCCGCTAATGTACTGACCAACTTTAATGTTGGCATTTGAGCCTGACAATGTAACCGCTGTTGTAGCGTTCATTGTGCCAGATTGGGTTGTTACAGCAGAAGACGAAGTTCCACTATTTGTAAAACCACCACCAATAAAATTAAAAACTCCTGACGCGGTGTTACTCTTTCCACCTACGATATTTTGATAAGCATTTGTTCCTGTGGTATTTGAAGAACCCCCGCCAATGAAACTATACGTTGCAGTATTTGTATTATTTTGACCGCCAAAAATACCAGAATAAGTATTTGAAACAGCGTTAGTAGCACCACCACCAATATTAGAAGCCGTGGCAGATACAGTATTAGAAACACCGCCTGAAATTGTAGACCATTGACCAGATGCAACTTGAGCCGCTGTAGCCCTAGCAGTACTCCAATCCACCGCATTAGCACCCCTAGCATTACCGCCTGTGGCTGTGGAATCTGTTTGTTGAGCCTGTAGCGCACCAGTACCTTTTGGTTGTAGGACTAATGGGATGTTTGTGTCTGAGCCAGCAACTGTGTGAACGGGGCCAAAGCCTGTTACTGCACCTGTAAAAGAATGGTAGTTAACAGCAGATGTTGTATTTGTAACAAGAACTTGTGTAAACGCTGTTGAAGTTGTCTGAATGGCAATACTGTTTGTGCCAGCGGCGGTAATAACCGTGCTTCCTGTTGAACCATAAATGGCTTGACCAAAAGGAGTACCTGTAATGCTAGGAAAAGCAGTAGAGTTGATAGTGTAAGTTGTACCAATTTGCGCTTGAGTTCCATAAGCATTTTGAAACTTAATAAAACCAGTACCCTTAGTAGTCAGGTTTAGGTCTATGTTGGTGTCTGAGCCAATAGATGCAAATACTGGGCCAGAACCTGAGCCAGACCCATACATTTGAAAAAAGTTTACTGCCGCAGTAGCAACACGCAGTTCCGAACTTACCGCAACAACTGCCGAAGCTTTGGGGCTTAACACAAGATTTATATTGGTATCACTACCTTGGCTTGAAATGGTAGGATTTCCACCAGTAGCCGCCCCCGTTACTTGTACATAGTTAACAGCAGAAGTTGTGTTTGAAATAAGAAACTGCGCTACACCATTTGTCAAAAAAACATGAGGGCTTGTTCCTCTTGCAATATAGTCAATACCTACGTTTGCATCACTGCCTGCACCAGCAATAGACACTCTATTTCCTGTAGCCGCACCAGATACCTGAACATAATTAACAGCAGAGGCTGTGTGGGTTACAATAAATTGCGGCAAGTAAGAACCCGTGGCAAAGATATGTGCGCCAGAACCTTTAGCCCAATAGTTAATATTTACAGTTGCATCGCTACCTTGTGAGCCTACTACAACACCGCCGCCCGTAGCCGCACCTGATAATTGCACGTAATTAACAGCGCTGACAGTGTCAGAGACATATGCTTGAAGACCTCCTCCTGTTGTAAACCGCACAAGACCAGTTCCTTTTGCTTGTAACTGAATTTGGATGTTTGTGTCTGAGCCTTGAGCAGAAATAGCAGGTGAGTTGCCTGTAGATGCCCCCGTTACTTGTACATAGTTAACAGCAGAGGCTGTGTGGGTTACAACAAATTGTGTTTGAGAAAAACCATTAGTAAGGAAAAAATGACTTCCAGTTCCTTTAGTAGTAAACGCAGTTGAGATGTTTGTATCTGAACCATCCACCCTAAAGCCGGGCTGACCTCCAGTTGCCGCACCATTTGTTTGAAAATAATTTACAGAACTGTTTGCGTTAACAATGCGGAATTGCGTACCATTACCTGAATTAAAAACGTGGTTACCAGTACCCTTGGTAGTGACATTTAAGTCAGCATTAGTTGCTGTATCTGTAACATTCAGCGTGTTTGTATATTGGTCAAGATTGATTGTCATATTAGAACGTCACTTCTGTTGTTTCCGCCTTGCAGACCCAACGTATTGTTGTAGATGCCGCACCAGTCACAGTCACCGCCAAGCCACCATTCGTAGTGTCAGCAGTTAAAGCGATAACCCACGCCGTTGCCCCTGCTGTTGCCGCCACTCGGTTAATTGCGGGTGTTCCAATCAGCACAGTCGATGCCGCATTAGCACCTCGCATGATTGCACCTTCAAAAGACCAAGAAGCACCATTAGCCGCACCTGTTACGTTAGCAATGACAGAGCCTTTGAAATAGTAAGCAGAGTTGTTGGGTAGGATTACTTGGTTGTTTGTACTACCAGAACCGCCATTAGATGTTAGGACTGTGGCGGTTGCGTTAGTTGTTTCTTTTCCTAAAACTAAAATGCCAAATTGTGAATTACCTGCGCTTCCACCTATAGGAGATTCCGAAGCAGAGCCAACAACATTGCCAATAATTCCTCTTGTTGTTGCTAAACGACCACCCAATACAGTTGAAACATTGCCACTAGCTATATTGGCAACGCCAGCAATAATGCACGATTCTGTTCCTGTCGCATTATTTTGCCTTCCACCACCAATAAAACTTAAATCGCCTGATGCAGTGCTTCCAGCAGCACCGGCAGCAACAGTTCCACCACCACCTATAAAAGACGCAACACCACTAGCAGTATTTTGTCTGCCACCACCAACAAACGACCAATCCCCACTAGCCACATTACGATTAGCCGCAGTACCAGCATCGCCACCGCCCCCGATGAAACTGTAACTTCCAGTTGCCTGATTGTTGCCACCGCCTACAACTACTCCGTGTGGTGTGAGAAAAGTAAGAGTTGGAGTTCCAGTTGCTGTTGCGTTTTGAGATAAGGTTAAAGATGTTCCTGATATTGCGGCTACATAAGTATTTTCGCTCATGCCTGTGCCGTTTATCAACTGACCAACTTTGATAGAACCATTAGATGCTGATAGTGTTACTGCGGTACTTCCACTGGTTACGGCTGTAGTTGCTTGAGAAGTCACCGCAGAACCACTTGTTCCAGAATTTAGCGTACCGCCACCAATAAAATTGTATCTACCGCTTGAAGTGTTTGTGTTTCCGCCTACTAATACGCTGTATGCGCCATTAGAGCCAATGGTGTGTGAACTACCTGCACCAATAAAAGCCGCAAGACCTGCGTTTGAATTGTTAACGCCAGAAACAATGGTTGCGCCATAAGTCGAAGAATTGTTGTTGTAACCTGTACCAACAAATGATTGTTGTCCACTTGCCGTATTTCTTTCTTCACCGCCACAAATAACTGAACCTAAGCCACTGGCTACTTGTGTTGCCGCACTTCTTTTGGTCTGCCAATCAACAGCATTAGCACCCCTAGCATTACCACCTGTTGCTGTGGAATCTGTTTGTTGAGCCTGTAGCGCACCAGTACCTTTGGGTTGTAGGACTAATGGGATGTTTGTGTCTGAGCCTTGAGATGATAGAACAGGGGCAGAACCAGAAGCAGAGCCATAAACTTGTAATGTATTGACTGTGCCAACACCACTATCTACAACAAGAAATTGTGTTCCAGAACCTGTTTGAAAAGCATGGCGACTGGTTGAACCAGTACCTTTTGCGACATAAGTTAATCCAATAGAACTATCACTACCTTGAGCAGAAAGCGTAGGTCTTGCACCAGTAGCCGCCCCCGTTACTTGTACATAGTTAACAGCAGAGGCTGTGTGGGCTACTCGGAGTTGTTCAACACCAACACCTCCTGTTGTAAAAATTACAGGGCTTATGCCTTTTGAGGCTAAATATGATGGGATGTTTGTTGAAGCACCATCTGCAACAAGAACAACGCCACCACCAGCAGTACCTTGCGCTTTATAAAAGTTTGTTGCAGTACCGCCCGCAAAAGTGTCGCCAACCCTAAATTGCGTACCATTGCCAGAGTTTAAATTGACATTACCAGTACCCTTGGTAGTCAGGTTTATGTCAATGTTGGTGTCTGAGCCAGCAACAGAATGAATAGGGCCAGAGCCTGTAGCAGAACCTGTTAGTTGATGGTAATTGACTGCTGATGCGGTGTGGGAAACACGGGCTTGTTCAACGCCTTGATTACTGAACTGATGTACGCTTGCTGCGTACCTAATTGGATACCAACTAACTCCAGGTGAAATTGCTGTAATTGTTGCCCCACTTGATGTATCAAAAGCGAAACCAAGTGCGCCAGAACCGGCACCAGAAGCAGTGTTGATGTTTCCGAAAATTGCTGTTTTGGAATCCCAACCACTGCCAAGAGTATATCCAGTATCAAGTTTGACACCAAATTTTCCTGCTGTGGATGTATCTCCAACAGAAGTCGACCCAGAAGTTGTGCTTAGGCGCGTCTGTCCAGTAGCAGTAAGCGTAGTAAACGTACCAGCCGCAGGGGTTGTTGCTCCAACTGTTGTGCCGTTGATTGTGCCGCCTGTGATGGCTACATTGGCTGGATCGTATGAATCGGTGTTGTCTACCTTCTGCCAGATAGAGCCATTAAAGATAGCCCAGTCACCAACCTGCCAGTCGGTAATGCCGTTCAGATTGGTTGTGCCTGCTACGTCGACGACGTAGTAATACCCCTGCACACCTACACTGCTAGTTAATGTAGGCGTATTTGTAGATGCGTTCCAAGTCCCTTGGTATCCAACAAGGCCGACAGAGCCAGCCGATGCCCAACCGGTTCCAGTCAGAACATAGCCCTCTTGCCCAGCTAAAGGCTGTGGAACCTCACCTTGTATCCCGTCAGTTGACGCTGTGGGAGCGGTAAAGGTTCCAAAATCTACTATACCCGTGTGTGGGGCAATAGACATTTACAAACTCGCTATAAATGCTTGGTGTTTAGCCAATAAATCTGCTTTGATTACTGCAATGTCTGCATTAGCCGTATCTAGTTCTGCCTTCGCTTTTTCAAGTGCTTGCAGTTTAGACGCATACTCAGTCATCTGATCGTTTGCACTTTTTTGGAGTGCGGCTGCACCAGCCATTGCTTTTTGGGCATCTGCAAGTTTTGCTTGTGCTTCAGTATCAGCGGCTTGTGCTTTGGCTGTCAGCGCATCCGCTTTAGCTTGTGCAGTCTTAACGAGTTCTGTAGCCTGTGCTTTAGCATCCGCTATTGTGCTTGCTGCCTCTGCTGATGCTTTTTCTAACGCTGCTTGTGAATCAGCCGCATTTTGAGCAACCGTATCACGCAACTTTAGAATCTCATCCGCAGGAGCCACCAACTCAATATACTTTTTGTTCTCAGCCGTCGCCGCTTCTAATGCGTCTACTTTTGCTTTATAAGCAGCGGGGTTGGCAACAACCGTGAGCAGATCCATAAGCTGGCTTGAACCACCACCCCCCATTGGAGTTCCGTCTTGGTTATACGTGGTCATGATAATCCTCCGCCACCGGCTTGGATAATGGTCAATGTTGCAGAACCTGTAGTGCCAGTGTCTAAAACTAAACGAACACCTGTGCAAGGATACGCAATGTTTCCGTTAAAGTTCGCTGTTGCTGGTGTTCCAGAAGGTGTGGACGGGTGATAGAACCATGTTGCTGAAGAGGGAGTAAATCCCGCAGCAAATACATCGTCAAACGTGTATTGGACATAGGCATTCACCGTTCCAGTAATTACCAACGCAAGCCCCCAATTTGCAGGGGATACATAGGTATCTACTGGATAGACGTTGGAGTTACCGACTCCCCTAACGGTTAGTCTGACTGGGCGCATTTTACGCTCCTATCAGACTTGGCTAGGGTTAGCAGCACCATCAGAATCGCGCACGATGTACTCAACAGTAACAGTAATCGTACCAGCAGTAGCGTCAGCAGTGGCTGCGGTAAACGTACCAAAGATGATTGCGTCTGTTGTGCCGATGCTGTCATAAACACCTGAAGTTGCCGCTGCGATGGTAGCTGGAGAAGTCTGAACCGCTGAAGTGCCCGTGTTGACTGTTGTCATGTACAGGTTAGCCGTGCCAGAACTGCCAATGGTAACGCCGCAGTTAGTAGCGCCAGTCAAGGCAACATTTACTTCAAGGCCAAAGCGAAGAATCTTAGCGCCAGCAGGAAGCACAAACATCTGTTGTGCTGTGGGGCTTGCCAAAATAACAGAAGCAGGAGCCGTATAAGTTTGGGCAACAGTAGTTGCGCCCATGTTGCGAATAGAGCCAGCAGTTGTGCCAGTAGTGTTTTTAACAGTGCCGAGCAGCCAAGGGCCAAGGTGTGATGCGAATCCCATGATGTTTCCTTACATACAAGTTAAGTGCATCAATCTGTATGTCGTCAGCCGGGACTGTTTGATGCACCGGTGATCCCGGATTACTTTGTTTATACCACTACGCTTACTTGGGCGCAACAAGTTTGTTTGATTTCTTTAAATTTTCTTCTTGCGTGATGACGCGCAGGTTCCACGGGACATGCAAGCCACAGACTTCATGCGATTGCAATGGCACGATGTGGTCGACCACGTATTGTTCGCCAGTGGTCTTGGACATGGTAATGGCTATCTGATAAAGCTGGCGTATTTCAGATTTTTGTTTGTGCGTCAGCCACGGCGGGGTGGCATCACGAAACCGACGACGGCGAAAACTGGTAAGTGTTTTGTACAAGTCAGGGTTACTTTGCTTGTACTTATTCTTGTACGCCTGTTTTTCTGTTGTGGGACGTGCTTGTGCGCGGGCAATAACCTGTGCCCTATTTTTCTCATAATACCGCTGTTTAGCTTCTCCACCTGCATCTGACTTGTTGTACTGCTTGAAGTACTCCGCGCGGTTGCTACTGCCTTTTTCCCACTCAACTTTTAAACATTCTACACACGCGCCTTTGGTTTTGCGTGCAACTATGTGCCCGTGCTTGCAAGGCTGTCCAGTGAAATAATACTTGGCACCAGTAGCTTTAGCTTCGGCGCGGGTCTTGGGCAAGTTGGTAGTGTCCACGTTAGCTCCTGTGTTACGACACAGGTAATATACCACAACCAAAACAAAAATCAACACCCAAAGAAAAAGGGCCCTTCGGGGCCCTTTTAGTAGTACTTTTGGTACTAATTTCAGGATGTACCGGGTGAACCGAAGACACCCAGAGGGTCAGACCAGCCAAAGCTGTAACGCTCACGGGCCTTGTAACGGACGTTGCCGGTATCAAAATCCCCATCCATTGAGTTTTGCAATGGAGTGCGTTCGAAGTGCTTCAAACCGTTAGGTACATCTGTACACAAGAACCAAGCATTATTGTCGGTCAAGAAGTGGTTAACGGTGTAGCCTTCAGGGATAGAACCGTTGTTCTTGAGCGCGTTAATGTCGTTGTCGGTTGTGCCAACACGCAAAGAAGTCTCAAGCAAACGAGTTGCAACGAACATCAGTGCAGGTGGAACAATCAACTTACGTGGCTTGGCAGCGATCAACAGACCGCGCTCATCAGTCCAAGCGGCGATTTGAATAACGGCATTCTCAAGAGAAGTTTCGTTCAAATCAGCGTTTGTTGATGGACGGTTGCTGTTAGTAGCGCCGTTGACCAAGGGGTGTGCAGTGCTAAACAAAGCAACGCCGTCGCCACCGGGATAAGCGGCAGAGAAACCATTGTTGATAACGTTTGCAGCTTTAACCTGCTTGGTGTAAGACATAGCGCGAGCCAAGGCTTTGGTGTAACGAGCAGACAGGCTGTCATACAAGTTATCTTCCACAGCTTCTTCCGTGATGGAGAAGCCCAGAGCAATAGTCTCGTGGTTGTAACGTGCTGTGAAAGCTTCCTGTGCATTGTCATAAGCGATGGCAGAGCCCTCACTCTTAACAGGTGCAGCAGAGAAACCAGACAGTTTTGTCTCTTCTTCAAAAGAACGCTCAGATTTCTCTGTTTCGTAGAGTTCTTTGTGCTCTTCGCCGTAACGAGCGTACTCCAAACCAAACAAAGCGTTCAGGCCCGGGAGGAGTTCTTTAAGTAGTTGTGCGCGTGAAATAGCCATTTTAAATTACTCCTTAAGCAATGCTGGTGCCAGCATAGTACTGATGCTGACCAAAGTTAATTTTGACCAAGATCTCTGGGTACTGCATGAGCACAAGCGTAGAGCTAGCACCAAACGCAACAGCGGGAGCTTGATTCAAAATAAACGATGTAGCACCGGCGGATGCGGCGGTGTCGACAAAAGAACCGGAAGAAATGTACTGTCCATTTGAATCCAGCGAACCAACGTCTGTACCAACAGGCAACGCGAACGGCAAAGCCGAGCAAGTTACGGTAGCGGTAGAAATGCTGGTATAAGTTACTGTACCTAAAGTAACAGCCGTGTCAGTCACCAAACCAAGCACGCGAACGGGCAAGGAAGAGGTGGTTGCAGGAGTGTCGCTCGGTGCAAGAATGGCATTTTTAGAGTTGCCAGTTGCAGTGCTACCTGTGTTGTTAATCATGGCCAAGTTTTGGCCAATCATGGCGCGAGCGCCAGAAGCAACAGCAGTAGTAGCAGAACAAACGACACCTTTAAACACCGTGTCAGGATCATCACAAACAATCGCAACAGCGTCACCAGCTGCAGTTGATGCAGGCCAGTATTGCTGGAATTGCTTTTGTTTTGTAACGGGGTTAGTAAACGAGCATCCCAAGAAGATACCTGTTTGATTGCCTGCTGTGCCAGTAGACACAGACAGACGCACGATTTCACCACGAGACAAACCTACGTAATCGCCGTAGAAAATGTTTGTAGAGTAACCGTTTGTAATCGGATACTCACGAGTAGAACCCGCAAATACCTGACCTCCGATCAAATTGATCGGTTTTAGCCCGTAAGGGGCGTCGATAACCGGATAAGCCATAAAAGACTCCTATGTTTATTTAGAACCAGAACCAAACCCATTTCCGCGTGTTGAAGTCGACTTGCGGTCGGAAAACAACGGCATCCTTGGGTCATTATTTCGCATGAAGTGGTTGTCCACTGAGTCCATCTGGTTTTGAGCTTGATTGCTGTAGTACTCCGCCATTGCAGCCAACTGACCCTTATGAATCTTGCAAAGCATAAGTCCGCCAATCTCAACGTTGCCAGTAACGGGGTGTCCCTCAATCATCAATTCCGGATGGTCTACTGCCTTAACCGGTACCCAGCCGTCGCGAGTCTTGCGAGACACGTTGGTTGGATCAGCTTGTCCCAGAACATGAGTCGCAATATAGCGGAACTCAAAATCTGGATCAGGTGTCGGATCGGGCAGGGCACTCGACGGTTTGTAAACGTATCGAGTTTGTTTTTCGCGTGTTTTTAAATCACGTTGTGTGCGGTCTTGTGTTTCAGCCATTCTGTCTCTCCAGTTTCATCACTTCAGCAGCATACTGCTGCGGGGTTAGTCCATACTTTTTAGCCAACGCAACTTGCGTCGTAGTTAGCTTCACCTTTCCTGCACTCGTAGAACGAGACGCAGAAGCAACGACCGTGGAAGGCTTCTTGACTGCCTCACCAGACCTTTTGTCTCGTGATCCACTGAAAATATCAGGGAACGTCGACCTCATGCGAGCATCAATCTGCTCGAAGTATTCCTCAGAGCGGGGGTCAACCCCGTTTGTGACTAGTTTTTGATGCAGCCCTAGTGCGTAGCTGGTGTATTCTTCAAACCCTTGTGACCCGAACCACTGGTTTTTAGCCTGCCAGCGCAGCGTTTTTTCGTCCGGTTCAGCCTTCGCAGGCTGGGTTTGTTGAGTTTGTACCTCAAAATTTTCTTCCTGTAAAGGGGCAGGACGATAATTTTTTGTTTGTTCAACTTTTATTTTGGCATCCATCACCGCTTCTTGAGCTTCAATGATGGCGTCCGTGTCAAAAGACTCCTGTGCTGCTTTGAGTTTGCGACGCGCCATGTCCAGTTCGGAGTCGGCACGCTGTTTAGCACCCTCAATTACTGCTTCCTGCCCAGTATATACGTTTTGTTTAAGTCTTTTGTTTTCTTCTACAAGATGTTGTGCAAGACGCTCAAGCTCTTGTTTCTCCCGCATCGTGGCTTCTTTGACTCGGCGCTCGTCATGACGGGCGTGCGTCAGCTCTTTGATTCGGTTCTTCACCTTGTCGGAGTACGACTCAATTTCTTCGTCAGTTGGATCAAGAACTTCTTTGTCCAAGGGCTTGCGGCCCCTGTCACGTTCAGGCGTGTCGTCTTCAATTTCTATGTCAACTTCGCCTTCCACCTCAATTTCAATCTCGGGCGGGTTCTTGTCTTCAATTTCGTCTGGGAACTTATATGGTTCAGCCATTTTTACTCCTTCAAGCGTGGGTTATTCCACGAGGGTCTTGCACAACAGCATCAACTTGGTCGTCGTTGATGAGACGGAACTCTTTGCCATAGATCTTGACTCGCGTACCAGAATACGTACGTACAAGCACAAAATCACCTTCTTTGCACCATGCTCCTGCGGGGAACTTGGCGGGGTCTTTATACGCATCTGGGCCAACCTTCATCACAAACAGCACGGTTGTTGAGTGCTCTTCTTGACGCATAGTGGCTGTTGGTTTGTACAAATCAGTGCCTTCAATCTTTTCAGAGACGTCTGGCACAGCGCACAAAATCTTCCAACCTGTGGGGTCGGGTAGTTGTCGTGCTTTTTCTTCGTCCGTAGCTTCTGGGGCGGGTGCCGCCATCGGCTCGATAGTTTCAGGCAGTGCAAAAGCACCGGGAGACAAATCAAGATTACTCATCTGATTCTTCAACTTTCTGCAGCAGGTCGATTAGATAACGCTCTGCGAGTGCTAGACCCGAAATAACACCACAGAGTTTTTGATATTCTTCAAATGATCGACACGAACCGCCTGCGAGATCGTCGGCGTAGTTGTTCATGTCAGTGCGTAATTTTTCGCGCAATACGCGTGCGAATTCTTGGATCATTTTCTAGAACCTTGGTTCCTGCTGTTTGAGAGCGCAGCAGTTCGCGCTTGTAAATCCATCTGGGCTTTACTCTTTGCGATGTCAGTGCCCAGCTGCACGCCAGCACGCTCTTGCTCAAACTGTTGTTTGCTTTTGCTCTCGTTGATCTGCGCACCAACCTTGAGAGAGTCAAGCTCCAAGTTGCCTTTGACTTTTTCTTCTTCCAACGACTGCTTGTCGGAAGCAATGGCGGCGTCGATCATCATCTTTTGTTTCTTCAACTCCAGCTCGCCTTGTTTGATCTGCAACTCCTGCATCTGAAGCTGCAAGACTGGGTCTTGTGCTTGTTGCTGTGCTTGCTGCTGGGCAGCTTGCGCTTGGTTCTGCATCAACACCTGATTGGCCGCTTGAGCCATCATTGCCGAGAGCGCAATCTCCACTTGTGGTGGCAACTTCTCGTCTTCGGGAGGCAGGGGCATACCCAACTGCTGCTCGATCTGCTGGCGCATTTTGTAGCCAACGTGTTCTGCAATGTGCGCAGTAAGTGCTCCCATGATCTTGGGAGCCTGTGGGTTCTGGCCAATGAACTGCTGAATCGTTGGGTCTTGCATCATCATCATGTGCACTTGGATATGTGACTGATGGTCTTGGTGCAGGAACGCCTTGAGCGGTGTACCCTTGAGTGCGTTCTGATTCTCTTGCACTGGATCAATCGGTTTCTGATCGTCCTCAATCGGTACAAGTTTTTCTGCATTCTTGATACCCAACACGTCCAGCATCCCGCGATGCAACTCTGGCAAGTTGTAAATGTCCGGAGCCATCTGCGCCATCTGGATCACAGCTTGGTACTGCACCACACGCTGGCTCATCGTCGCCGCATTGGGGTCAGACACAGGGATCACGTCCACCAAGTCATAGTCCGCTTGTTTAGCTTTGCGGTTGCCGTACTCTGGATCGTACGTGTAGTCTGGATCAGTGTAGTCACGGATCAGGTTCTTCAAGAGTTTTAACTCTTGCTTCAATGCAAAGTGCACACGAGCCTGCACAGCGGACATCACCTTAAGCTGTCTCTCTAGCAACGCCAGCGTTGTACCCACGGGCGCGTTCGCGCTCATGTCGGAGACCTTCATGTCTGAGGTAGATGCGAAGCGGCGGCCTTCTTCAACAATGTTGTTGAGCAAGTTGTATAGCGTAGCGCTTGGCTCTTTGTATGGCAGGGGCAGGATGTTGTCCCGAATGTTGCCAGAACCAATGTCTACATCTCGCCACTCTCCGGGGGCAATCGGTGTGTCATCACCTTTAATCCGAAGGCCACGGGACTTAAGTCCACCCGGTAAGTTTGACAGTGTGCCCGCATCCACCAGTTGGCGCATGAGAGATGTTGCAGACTTGGCAAAGCCGCCGATGAGGTGGAACAAGCCAAAACCGTAGGCTCCGAAGCCGGGGATGTATTGGTAGTGGACGAAGTGCTGGCGCTTAAGTTTGAGGTCATCGTCTTCTTTCCAATTTCTACGAATAGACAAGATATCGTTCGTGCCTTTGATGATGGTTACAACATAGGGCAGCATGATGCCCGTCTTCTCACCCTCTTCGTCCTCGTCTTCGTAGCCTTCAAGGTCTAGGTCAACGTGGCACTCAAGCAAGATGTAGCGCTCATCGTTCAGGTCGCTAAAGCCTGTTTCTTTATCCTTGGCTTTCTGAATTTCTGTCTGCTCACGCGTGGGGTCAGACAACTCAACGTCGTCAAGGTAAAACCCTGACTGCTGAAGCTTGATAATCTCGTTCTTTGTTTTGCGCATCACATGCGTGACGCGGTGGCATGTATCTAAATCTGTCGCGCCGTATGGAAGGATGATGTCTTCTGCAGGAATAAACATCGAGACTTGACGTCCCAAGCTGGGATCAAAGTACACCTTCTTAAACGCGGAACCGGTAGCGGGAAGTGACCACAGCATGCGCTCATGCTCAGCGCGGAACTCCACCATGTTCTCTGTCAACTCAAAGTTCATGTCTTCTTCAACGTTGGCCGCTTTCTCCCTTGTCTCTGGGGAATCTTTACCAACTATTTTTGTACGCACAGGGCCACGAGCAGGGAACGTCTCGGTGATTGTCTCGGCTTGGAAGCGAACAACCGCCTCTGTAATCATGGGGTGGAACACACCGCACGCACCGTTCCAAGGTTCTGTGCGCTCCTCCATCTGCAAGCCCAGAAGTTTTAAACCTTCAACGTAAGACTTCTCCCACTCTTTGCGTGATGCTTTATCGTTGTCAATATCACCTGCCAAGTCTCCAGCAAGTGACTGCAAGACGCTAGCAGAAACGTACTCGGCCAAGTTATCGGCAAAGCCTTCTTCCGTATCGTCATCCTCGGGAGTCATTGTGATCTCCAAACCATCCATGCCAATGGTGACTTCTTCGGGATCAACGATCTCGATTTCAATGGGGGACTCTTGCTCTGCAAGTGCGTCGATGCCAACGGGTTGTTGGTACAGCGCTTTGTCGATATTCGTTGCCATGTTGTTCCTTAATAGTATGCCGCTTTGCGCCCATAGTTGTACAGCCGGTCTTCTTTCTCGTCAGAGTCGAGAGCAATAAACCCACCTTGCCTGTACCGCAATAGCGCTTGTGTTGTCGTATCTACGTAGTCGTCGTGCTCCCCAACGGGAAACGCCGCCATCTCTTCAATCACTTCCCGTGCCCAGCGTGTGTCGGGTGCCCAGACTTTACCACTGCTGAATAAATCTGCAACCGCGTTCACACGCACCATCTTGTCGTTGCCCCTTGATGGGCTGAACTCCTGCACCGGTATGCCAGTGGCTCTGAGTTCTTGTATCAGTGGTGCGCCAGCTGCCTTTTTCTCCACAATGAACGCGTCTGGTTCCCACTCTTTCCAGTGTTTGAGCGCCACGGCCTTAAGTTCTGGAAAAGCCATCCGGTCTTTAAACGCGTCGAGCAGGATAAGTTGGGGCGAGTCATTCTCTTCCTCGTTGTAGAACACGCCCCATGTGGTGCATGCTGAATAGTCAGAGTTGTTCTTGGTCTCAAACGCCGTGTCCCACGACTGAATGATGTATTCACACTTTGGAGGGTCGTCCTTCTCCCAGCTACGCCACATCCTGCGCGAAATGACGGCACTGTTCTCAGATGTGGGCTGCTGCATGTACTGCGCGTTCCAATAACGCGGGTCAAGCGACGCTTTCGTAGACTTAAGTGATGTCAGAGGCCACTGCTCTGGCCAAAGTGACTTCTCGTCCTCTGTGTCCTCGTTCAGTATCGCAGGCAGCTCCACAATATCCCACGGAATCGCCTCAGGATTCTTAGACTGGTAGTCAATTAAGCGTCCAGTCAAGTCCAAGAGCGACCATCTAGTCATAATGACTATGATCGCCCCGCCCGGCATCAAACGTTGGAGCGGGCCTGTCTGGAACCACGACCATGCGGTGTCAAAAGCCAGTCTGCTATTTGTTTTAACGTCCTGCTCGGAATGAGGATCATCAATAACGAACAAATCAGCACCACGACCAGCAAGAGCGCCCCCGACACCAGCAGCATAATACTGACCGCCAGCGCTTGTAGACCACTTACCGGCAGCCTTTTGGTCATCTGCAACCAACGTCTGAGGGAAAACATCACGGTACTCCTCCGAATCAATCAAATTTCGCACCCGCCGACCAAAGTCCTCCGACAGACCCGCAGTGTGCGTGCCCATGATGATCTTCTTGTTGGGATACTTGCCCAGAAAGTACGCAGGGAACAGGTACGAGGAGAACTCAGACTTGCCCATACGAGGCGCGATGTTGATAATCACCCGCTTTTTCTGCCCCTCGACCACGTCCGTGAAGATTTTTGCCAGCTTTCTGTGGTGCGGGCCAATCTTAAAGCCGGGATACACAGATGTAGCAAAGCCCAACATGTTTGTCTTAGCCGCTTGCAGACTGGCGCGACGTTCGCGCACCTCTAAATCATCGAGCAATTCAATCTTATCGTTCAAGCTCATGTACGGAAGCGCTTTTTGTATAGCCTCCAGCTCCACTTTGCTTATTGACGTGAACTGTTCAAGATTCATCTGTGCTCTCTGACCCATCATTCTGCACAAGTGGGATATCTTCTGGGCGCTCGGAAACGTCCACCACGTCTATCACCCCCATGAACTTGGCCAACTTATCTTTGATGCGCTGCTCAACTTCAGCGTCACTCATCTCAATCTTCTTGACCTCAATTTGCTCAGTAAACAGCCCGACTTCCGTGACTTTACCTAGCGCGATCAAGGCTTTTAACCGAATGTTGGCGTTGGGGGACTTAGTCTCCTCAACCAGCTTGGCCACTGTGTAGCCCCGGATCTCCTGCGCCATATCAATAAACTGCCAGTCATACGCAGCCAACATACCTGTCAGATGTCTTACAGCAGGGGGAGTCTTAAGTTCAGCAAGAGAAGCCTTTTGCTCCGCAGTATCTGCGTTGGTGGTGAGCGTGTTGAACGCTTTTCTTGCCGCTTGTGTTTGTTGCTGATCCGCAACAGAGGCGTCATCTTCTACGCCTAACTCGGCTAACCACTGCTCTGTGGCCACTTGCGCAGACAGCAAAGCTTCTGGCTCCGCGTCGTCCAGTTTTTCAAAGCCTTCCCGAGAGGTGACCTCAGGTTCAAAATGCACCAAGTGATCTAACATGCGTAGGAATCCTTTTCAGTTGCTTCCTCGTTGGCGCTAGTGTACACTTCTTTTCGGCGAGTGCGCAAGCATTTGCTTCTCCTCGATGGTTCAGTTGCCATCTTTACCCCCGGAACGTCTGCAGATGCCCGGGGGTTTTTTTTTGCCTCGAGGTTTTTCCAAATTTTTATAAAATTTTACGGGGGTGCTGTGTTTTTATACAGTATTGTGATTCCGGATTTTTTAAAAATTGAATCGTGGTTACGAAACAGTGTTCACACCATGACGCCACGGCACGGCTCAATAGGGCTTGGTGGGGGTAGGGTGGGGGTCAAGTGTGGTCAAGTGACCACTGTCAAGTGGATACGGCAACGACTTGTGGTATACTAGATGCATCGGTTGGGGATTGCCTAGCCGATTCGGTTTGCCTCGCCCGTCTGCGAGGCTTTTTTATTTAGGAATCAAATCATGAACAAGCAATACGCAAAGTTCCTTGCATCACTTCGCACCGCACTCACAGCCAACCGAAAGGCTGGTGAGGCCCTTGCAGAGTATCGGCCTATCTACAACAAGTTAGCACCAGAGTCACAGTTCGTGGTGCGCTTGGAAGTAGCAGGCGAGATCGCAGATGCCTTCGAGTGTGAGGTTCGCGAGAGTGTGTATCGTGGCGAGAAGACCATAGCCTTCGATGGTGATCGCAAGAGTGATGCACGCAATGCGCTTCGCTACTACTTCCCTGTGAAGTCTGACTCACGTGGTTCGAACAACAAGGCAGACCCAGTAGCTGACTTGCTCAAGAAGTTCAACGCACTGAGCGCAGGTGAGAAACGCCGTTTCTTGAAGGCAATCTAATTGTGGTCAGTTGACCACAGTTTTTTCGGAGAGCACAACGGGCGAGGTCTGCCCGTTGTTTCATTTACTGTCAATCTAAGGAATCACTATGACAACCAAAGAACTACAACAGCTTGTTCGCGAGTACATGAACGAGCCTGACCACAACAAAGCCGCCGTTCTCTACGAACGCATCATCAACGAATACGACAGCCTCGGCAAAGTCGTCCCCTTCTAAGGAATCATCATGAGCAAATCATCTAAGAACAAACACTACGCACTCTCTCAAATGAAAGAGCTACGCCAACAATACGTGGAGATGGTCGAGCTAGGCAAGCGCAACCACAAAGCCCTCATGCAACACAAGGCGCAACTACGTGAGCAACGCATCATCGAAGGCATGGACGAATGGGAAGCCATCAAGCGTGAGTCCAAGCAACTGCGCCTCCTCTAAGTGTGGTCAAATGACCACAATCAATCTCTCCACAACGTGTTGTGGAGAAGTAGGGTAAAAGTGTTGTTTTTTCGCACATACCCACCACTTGACACAACTGGACACACACGAGGGTGTCCCGCAACCCGCATGGATACTAGCGTTCAGCGTACACACGTCCACAATACCTATATATATAAATACAATTTTCATTTAGATATATATATCTGTATGTTGCTGGGTGTGTCTTGTTGTTCAAGTTTTTATCTTAGTCTTAGTGTTCTTGAAAAATGGTGGGTATTGTGGTCACATCGATTGCAAACCCGCGTGTATACTACGTTTGACCTCGTCATCCACAAGTGGGCCACCTGTGTTGACTGGTGGGCCAGTTACAAAACCAAGTGGGCCAGTTAGCCCCAACCTGTAAGGATAAAGTATGCAAATCAAAACGTGCGCTAAATGTGGGGAGTCGCGCCCCCTCAAAGATTTCACGTACCTTGCCACCTACGCACAGTCAAAAGCATGGGGCAGAGCAGGCAATGTGCGTATGGAGTTAACCTCCAAGAACTGCAAAGACTGCCGACCCAAGCGCAAACCAGTAGCAAAGCTCAGCGCCAAGGAGATACACAACAGGGTTCAAACAGGCGACATGAACGCACTCATGGCCAAGCACCTCAGAGAAAAGCAAGCTCAAGATGAGCACAACAAGCAAGCTATCGCATCACGCAGGCGATGGCTCAAAGTGTGGAAGGCAGAGTTAGCCGATGTGCTTGCGCCCATCAAGTGGGAGATCGTCAGCGCCCGTAACGCATGGATGTATGCAAGGCGCAATGGTTACGTAGACAAGGCCACGTTCTATCACGAGTACATGGGACTACTAAAACACGAGAAAACCCACGCTGATATGGAATACACACTACGACCACGCCGACCTGCTAGCGCAAGGTGGGCGGACTACATAAGCCCCGCAGTATTCACTCGGGTCAGAGATATGTGGGCGGTGCTACCGCCTGTATATAAACACAGCAAGATACCCTTGCTGATAACGTACCGCCCAGAGATGGGCATAACTGAAGGAGAAAGAAATGGTGATAACTAAGCCAACTAAAAAGAGTTGGGTTGAGTATGGTATGGACAACCCGTTCATATTCAAACCCAAGTACATCAAGTTCAGGCCACCACGCATCAAGCCTATCAAAGAGGACGACTATCAACTGCTCGACTTCCTGATGTGCTTTGCGGCATACGACTTGAAAGGGTTCACATCCTCCGAGTTCACGGCGGGTAGTCTCAGCTACCTACTACGCACCTATGGCGAGAGCTTCACGCTCATGGGACACAACATCTACAAATACCACTTAACGGAGATACGCAATGCATACGCTGTGGCAGAAATTTGAAAGGGCGGTGGTCTTACTAGCCATCATTGTTTTAATTCTCGATCTGTTCTATTGGAGAGGAGGCTAATACACAAGGAACACTCATCAGTCATTGTGGTCAATTGACCACACTTTTACTTTCATTCATTTAATTTTTGGAGATTTATCATGGAACAAACAGTTCAAACACCAACAGTACCCCAAGTCACACAGCCAACAGCGGCGCTGATGACCACGCTCATGGCGCTGATCGACAACTACATCCGCGACCTTGTGTCCGCACAGGTCAATGACATCCTACTCAGCCACACCACCATGCGAGTTATTGACAGCGGCTTCGATCAGAAGATGAAGGACATAGCCGAAGAGGTTGTAAGCGAAGCGATCAGTACTCACAACGATGACGAGTACCACATCAGCGAGGACGCCATCACAGACATCGCAACAAGCGCAGTAGAAGATCACGACTTCGACAATCAGATTAGCGAGGCAGTCAACGATGCGATCAACGAGTTCGACTTCGAGGACATCGTGCGTACCGCGATCAAGGACAGCGTCACATTCACCGCAACCATCTCAGTAGACTAATGGAGGAACCATGGACACAACCACAACAGAGAGCTTAGCGTTTCAGCAACTCTCGAACTATGCCAAGCAACACGCTATTACTGAGTACGGGCAACCGCCCGATGATTGGTATGAAGAGATCTACGCACGAGCTAAAGAGGATGCCCCCGCAAGGGGGTTCAACATCGATGAGATTCAGTTCAGTGGCTTTCACTCACAAGGTGATGGCGCATCGTGGACTGGTCACATCGATCTCGCTGACTTCATCGAGTACCACAGCAAACCAGAGGACGCTGACTACGCACAGTACGTTGTGCTACGTGAGCTAATCAAAGATGGTTGGTGTGAAGAGAAGGTAGAAATCAGCAGGAACGGCTTCTACTACAACCACAGTGGCACGATGCGTAGCGCAAGCATCAACGACAGTATCAGTTATGCAGAGGACGACTCTGTTATGGACAGGGGTATCTTGGAGGGCGCTAATGTGAAAGAGCTAGCCAACTCTATTGGTACAGATGAGTTATTCAACGAGCTAGACAACTGGTCGCTACACAAAGCGCAGAAGTTTGCCGATGAGATATTCAAACAACTACGAGAAGAGTACGACGCATACACAAGCGAAGAGTACTTCATAGACCTGTGCGACATCAACGGATGGCGCTTCGATCAACGTGGCATTTTAATAGAGGGAGATCATCATGGGATATAGATCAGACGTAGCGTATGTCATTAAGTTCGATGACATCGAGACACGCGACAACTTCGTAACGCTGATGCTTGCGAAGAACGACAAGCACATAACAGAGGCAATCAACGATTGTGAATACCGCTACGACGATGACCCGATCATCACGTTCGAATCGGAGAGTGTTAAGTGGTATCCGGACTTCGATGATGTGAAGGCGCATCGCGCATTGATGCACGATGCAGTAGAAATTTATGGAGAAGAGAAAGGAGGTAGGTTTAGGTTCATCAGCGTGGGTGAGGATGGCGCTGAGGACTTCGATGAGAGCGACGATGAGGGTGATTTGTATGACTACATCACAACAGTACACGCAGTACAAACATCTTTCCCCTATATTAAATCAACTGAAACACAGGAGTAATTATCATGGCATACATATGCAGAAACTATCAAGAAGCAGAGCTTCTATTCGAAGATCGCGGTGCAGTACGCAGTAGTAAGTGGCAACCCAACGAGCGACCACTTGACCCCAAGCCAGTAGCACATCACCGCCTCATCCAAGGCAGTAACTCTTACGGCAAGTACTTCGACGTCAAGCTGTATCAGACTATCATGGCGCGGTTCTACGAGCCCAAGGTAGAGGACGGCAAGCGTGTTGAGCGTAGGTTGTACATGGGTCACGCATCACAGACTAGTATGCAGTTCATGCGTCACACACTGCGTGTTGAGTGCGGTGTGAATACTATTTGGGATGATGAGATGCTTGTGGATGATCGCACCATCATGCCCATCTACACCAAGCACTTCATGGTTGACGAGGACAACACGCCATTCAGCTTGGACGCTGTGTTTGTCGATGGCAAGTTAGATACTGCGGAGTCTGAGCATACCAAGCACTACCGACTAGTCGCGGACACCGATGTCCGCAAGTACAAGGCAAAGGTTGCCGCACACTTCGAGCCCTACATCATGCTTGCACAGATGCGTATGCCAGAGTTCAAAGCTGAGTGCAATCTTGACTACAAGTATGGTCAAGCGTTCGGTGGGGAGGGATACAACCGCGCATACTACATGGCGATACAAGAGATGTGGAATGACCCCGAGCCACGGCAACAGGACATCGACGTGTTCTTTGAGATGTGTCAGAGTGCTTACAACATCATCGCCTCCAAGCGTGGTGCTGACCAAGAGGGCTTCCAAATGAAGGGTTCTTGGTATACCCGCAACACAACCACCGACCACACAGTTGACGACTTGAAGAAGCCCATCGAGATGGTCGAGTTCAGGCGTGCCATCCTTGACAGGATACAGAAATACGTTGGCAGTAACTCACTTAAAAAACCAGAGGAGGTGAAACAATTCCCGAAACATTCTGAATACCCACGTAGTAATATCCACACCTGAGTAGCATCAGGGTTTCCGATAGGTTGTCAAGTCTTTGACAACCTATGCTATAATTTCTTTAAACAAAACAGGAGAAGCACTATGAGCTATGAGAAGATGACTCTCAATCAGAGAGTCCAAGCCGCAAACATTGACTGTATGCGTCACCCTAAATTCGCTTTGCTGTCTGGCGTCATCATGCTAGGCAAGAGCGAGGTGTCTACCAAGATACCAACTGCCGCGACCAATGGTCGTGACAAGAAGTATGGCGCTGACTTCATTGCACCACTCAACCGCAAGCAGATGCGCTACCTTGTACTGCATGAGAACTTTCACGTTGCACTCAAGCACTGCATCTTGTTCAAAGAGTACACACGCAAGATGCCTAAGCTTACCAACATAGCACACGACTATGTGGTCAACGCACTCATCGAGGAACTCGACCCTGACTTCAAGTTTGTCGAGCGTCCTACTGAGTCGTTGTGCATTGATCGCAAGTACTTCGGTTGGTCATTCCCGCAGGTACTCAACGACCTCATCAAGAGTGGGCGTAAGGAACCTGATAAGGGTGACAAGGGTGATGGCAGTGGCGGTGACTTCGATGAGCCCCTTGATGCACACGAGGATGGTGAGTTCGATGACAACCCAGTCGAGCAAGACAAGCTAGGCAAGCAGATCGACGATGCCAATCGTCAAGGCGAGATACTTGCACGTAAGCTTGCGGGTAAAGAGGGTGGTGGTCGTGACATCTTAGGCACTGCCAAGGAACGCATGACTGACTGGAAGCAAGCATTGCAGGAATGGATTAGCGCTATCTCTGCGGGCGATGACAACTCACGCTTCTGCCCTCCCAACAAACGCTTGCTCGCATCGGGCTTCGTTATGCCATCACACTTCACTGAGTCAGTCGGTGAGTTGATACTTGCTGTCGATACATCGGGCTCTATGTATCCATACTATCGTCTGCTGTTCGGTGAGATCGCTCGCATCTGCAACATCACCAAGCCTGCGGGTGTGCGTGTGTTGTGGTGGGACACTACTGTATGTGGTGACCAAGCGTTCAAGCCTGCTGACTACGAACAGATCGCCTCACTCATGAACCCCAAGGGTGGTGGCGGTACTACTCCTGATGTTGTTGTCGACTACATCAAGGAACACAAGATCGACGCTCGGGCAATCGTCTGGTTGACAGATGGTTACCTTGGTTGCGATACCCCGAATACCCCAA